AGACCAGATGGAGACAACCCTACCAGGTACCTCCTCTTCAATTGTTTGGGGTGCTTCAGTGTCACTATCTGACAATGCCAGTACTATGATTGTTGGCCATACAGGGACAGTTGACCTAAGAGTTGGTGGATTCTCTACTTGGGATTGGGATGGCACTACTTGGGTTGAGAGGGTTGGAGGAAGAGCTTTTAATAGTTCAGGTGCTCTGTTTGGGCATGCTCTTGATGTCTCAGGAGATGGCTTAAGTGTCGTAGCAAGCTCTTACACAGATGATACTAACTACTTAAATGCTGGTAAGATAAGTACTTATAACTGGGATGGTGTAGCTTGGCAGAAATCTCCAGTGGATATAGTCGGGACAGCTCCAAGCAACTATCTTGGATATGGCGTTTGCTTTTCTAACGGTCAGAAGGATGCCATATGGGCAGTCTCTAACGCATCAGGAAAGCCTATAGAGGAGATGCGGTGGGATGGGAATCAGTGGGTAGTTGTAAACTCCTTCTGGACTTACAACCCACTACTTGTCCAAAGCATAACTAGTGAGAATGGTGTATTGGTGTCAGGCTATCCAGGCAGGACCTGTGCACACTCTGTTCAAGGTTACTTACATACATTCATTAAGGAGGTGTAATTGAAACATGCAATAGTAAAGGAAGGGGTCGTAGTCTTTGGCCCCAGCCCATTTAATAAGGAACTTTTTAATAAGTTCCTTAGGAGTGAAGGGTTACAGGTAGCAATATCTACACCTTCACTGAACAGTCAAGGCTACGAGATCTTAGAGGTTAGTGATAACTTACCAGATCTCAAACCCTGGCAAGCTTTAGGTAAGCCGGTACTTACAGTACATGTCAACCTAGTGGAAGTCACATACCCTTTTATAGATGTACCCTTTAGTGATTTTGTTGCTAGGGTAGTAGATCGTATTTATGGTAAGTGTGAAGATCTATTAAACGCTCAGATTGTTGGCCGCTCCCAAGTGGAAGTCAACCGATGGGAAAGTTTGAAGAAGGACATTGAAGCGTACATAGCAGATGGAAGTATCAGTACACTACTTGAGCACATTGTACTGACCAGTAACTATACAGTAGACCAGATGGTTGGCTATGTAGGTGTACGGTCAGCTTATGAGGATGCAGTATTTGTCAATAGGTTTGCTCTAGTTTCTAGGGTGATGGCATTGGAAGAGTACGATCTTGTAGCAGCTTTTGATGTTGAAGCAGGCTGGCCATTAGGTGTTCAGTGATATGCATACAACTATTAAGGGCATACTTTTAACCACAGCAATCTCTATGACGGGTTCAACCGTTGTAGGGTATTGGGCAATGAGCACCACTGTACTGAGACAAGGTATGGTGGTCGAACAACTACAGGAGAAGGTGGAAACTAACACAGATACTATGAAGTCACTTGACAAGACCCTTCGTAGTTTGGAGGTGGCAATAGCAGGCATTAATGCCATACTTAAAACTGAATTTGAAAGGAGAAGATATGACTACAGATACCAGGAAACGAAGCGAGATTAAAGTATCCTCAGAACCTGTCAAGAAAACAAGCATAGTAGATGGACTGGTAAACTTAGCAACCGGGCTAGGCACTAACAAGGATAAATCAATAGGAAACACTTGGTACCATTCAGGGAAGAACTTTGACCACGTTTCTTTAAGTGCCAGGTTTAGAGAGGATTGGGTTTCACAGAAGATTTGTAAGATCCTACCTCAGGACATGACTAGAGAATGGAGATCATTCAAGTCAGAGAATGCTAAGGATGCAGATGAGCAGTTTGATGTAAACAACTTATTCCAAATGGCATATCAATGGGCTAGATTGTATGGTACTTCATTCATAGTAATGGATATCAATGATGGACGTTCACCTGACAAGCCAGTACGTTGGGATAAGCTTGCGCCAGGATGTATTAGATCAATGCACGTAGTTGACCGTACTCGTATTGTAGCAACTGGAGAGATCGAACAAGATCCTATGGCTGTGCAATACGGTATGCCAACCAACTACCAGTTTGTGAACATGAGTACAACTATTCATATTGATCGACTGATTCGCTTTGAAGGAACTGAACTTCCTATCTACGAGCGTATGCGTAACCTTTGGTATTCTGACTCAGTACTGATTCCCTTATTAGACTTGATAGATAACTTCCATAGTACGTCTAGTGCTGTCGCACAGATGGCACAGGAGGCCAATATTGATGTTGTCTCAATCGAGGGGCTTGGGGAAATACTAGCCAATGACAAAGGAACCAATGCACTACTAGAAAGGTTCTCTATCTGGAAGCAGATTAAGTCTGTCTTTGGTGTCACTATAATGGACAGCAAGGAAGAGTACGACCAGAAGAATATGCAACTGGGTGGGGTCAAGGATGTTCTTTGGCAGTACCTGGAAGTAGTAGCGGCAGCAGTTGGAATACCTGTAACCAGGTTCTTGAGTGTTAGTCCTACTGGCCTATCTAATACTGGCCATGCAGATATTGTAAACTATGTAGAAATGCTACGCGGCCTACAAGAGCAGATCTTCACACCACGACTATTAATAATTGATAAGCTATTAGCTGCTCACTTTGGTCTGGATGCATCTGAATTCAAGTTCGAGTATTGTGACATATTCCCAGAGTCTACTGCTGAAAAGTCAGTTAGATTAAAGGATGCCTCAGAAGGCTTAAGCAACTTAGTACTTGCAGGAATAGTTTCTGCACAGAGCTGCTTAGATAAACTCATAGCTGATGGCCACTTTCCTAAAGAAGCAACGGTAGGCAAACTGCCACCAACGGGATCAACAGGAGGAGATAAGTGAAAGCTGTTCTACTAGATGGTACTGAAGTTGAGTTTAGTGTAGGTAAAGCCTGGTGTGGTGTAGGGTTTAGAAGTGTGACTGTTGAGTCTAGGGACTTAATGGCTGACAGGTTTATTGAGTATTTTGAGGTCATAGTTATGGCCAGACTTAGCAAAGATTTAGGGAGTAATGATGGATAAAGTAGGAGATGTTAGTGTTACTAAAGGTGTGAGTCTTACAGACCGCATCGAAGTACCTACTCAACGAACGATCACTGATAGTGGTCAAATGATTGTACCTTGCGCCTTCGCTCGTATTGGTGCCCAAGCATATATGTTTCGGGATATCGGTATTGACAAAGACGGCACTGTAATGGTCAATAGATCAGAAGCTGAAGTATTTAACGATGCTTCAATGAATAGTTTCAGATCAGTACCGGTAACAGTGGGCCATCCAACAAGTGATGGGCAATCAATCAGTGTAACCTCTAAGAACTCTAAAGACTTACAAGTAGGCTCCCTTGAGGGAATGCCAGTAAGAGATGAGGACTTGCTTAAAGGAACGCTAGTAATAGCACGGCAGGATGCCATAGACAGTATTGAAGAGGGTACTGTAGAACTGTCAGCAGGTTATACTTGTGACATCATCATGGTCGGTGACGAGTATCACCAGACTAATATTAGAGCCAATCATATTGCCATCGTAGCTAAAGGAAGAGCCGGTGCTAACTGTATGATTGCAGATGAGGAGGTTAAGGTTGGACAAGAAAAAGATAAAGAAGGCAGCGATTTGGGCCTTGAAGGAAATGGCGTTCATAGCAATCTTGGCGATAGTAGCCAAGGTAAAGAACTTAATGACAAAGAAACAGGAGACAAACGTATGGAACTCGAAGCACTTCAGCTAGTAGTAGATAAGCAAGAGGCATCTATTGATGACCTTAAAGCTAAGTTGGAAGCAGCAGAACTTGCTACAGTAGAACTTAAAGATTCTATTGATGGCTTAGTAGAAGCTCGCCTGGACGTAGTAACAGTAGCTGCTAAGCTAACTGCTATTGATTCATTCGCTGGTAAGACAGTACTTGAAATCAAAGGTATGGTAGTCGCAGATGCATTGAAGATGGATATCACTGACCGTAGTGATGCCTATGTAGAAGCCCGCTTCGATATCTTACGTGAAGATAAAGGTGTGACTGTAGCTGATATGATGACTAAGCAGGTAACTGATGCTTCCCTCATAGCTCCAACTGCCTATGTAGATCCCATGGTCGCTAAGCGTCTTGAAATGATTGCCCGTAACTCTAAATAACTAAAAGGAACTAATAATGCCATTACAAACATACAAGCTATACACTGGAAACGCATACAAAGGCCAAATGGCTTACTCTTCTGAGCACCACGTTGTTGTCAAGGGAACTCTTGAAGATGCAACTTTAGACTTCGGTGTTTCACTGAAGCGTGGAGTTGGTGCTGTTGGAGTCGCTGCTGGTCACGAAACAGGTAACGTCTATGGTGTGTCTCTACGTGAGATCAACCACGAAGCTGCCACTCGCCCTTCTGATGGTACAACTTTCTATAACTTGAAAGATTCTGTATCAGTCATGCGTGAAGGTACTATCAATGTACTAGTGACTGTCCGTGCTGCTGTACGTGGAATTAAAGTCAACGTAGTAGATGCTACTGGTGAATTTACTGGTGGTGCTCCTGTCGCTGGTGAAACTCAAGCTGTCAACATGACCTTCTTAGAAGCTGGTTTAGTTGGTGACGTAGTAAAAGCACGTATTGACATCGTAGCTTAAGGCTAATCTTTCTGGGCTGGCTAGGCTGGCCCAAACTTTAATACTTTAAAAGGAAATTATAAATGTCTAAATCTGTAACTGTTGCAATCATCGACTCTGTAACTAAGCAACCAACTGGTGAGACTGAATCAGTCATCTTGTCTGATGCTATTGTTCACCTAATGGCTACTGGTGCCATCCTTTCTGATTCTGAAGGTGTATTCTTTCAACGTCAGTTAGAGTACATCCAGGCTCAAAGCTATGACGTATTGTACCCTGAGTTAAAAGGTCGTACTATCTTTGCATTGAATACTGAAGGTGGCGAAGGTATTAACCAGATCACTTATCGTTCATACGACAAGCGTGGTGAAGCTAAAGTTATTTCTGGTAAGTCTACTGACCTACCTCGTGCTGACATTAACGGTAAAGAGTACACTATTGATGTCAAGACTGTAGGTAACTCTTACGGTTATTCTCGTCAAGAACTTGCTGCTGCTAACCTAACTGGCTTGCCATTAGATGCACGTAAGTCTGAAGCTGCTCATAAAGCATACGAAGAAAAGATTAACCAGTTGATCTTCTTCGGTCAAGCTGAAGATAACATCGGTGGTTTATTCGATGGCCCTGTTGGTGGCCCTTGGTCAACTATCTCTAACACTGTTGTAGCTAACGCTGCTGGTGGTGCTAACTCTCCTATCTGGGGTGTTGATAAGACTCCTGATGAGGTCGTAGCGGATTTGACTTTCGCATGTTCTTCTATGGTTGTTGATACTCTTCAGATCCATACTCCTAACAAAATCTTGATGAGTGTTGCTAAGCGTAACTACTTGATGAATACTCCAAGATCACTACAGTCTGATGTTAGCATCATGAACTGGTTTATCGCTAACAACGCGTACATCACTTCTGCTGATCAGATCGTTGCTGTAAACGAGTTGGCTGATGTGTTCGGAGCAGTACCTGGAGTTGGTGCTGGTGATCAAGGCTTTATCGTACTTCAAGAAAGTGCTGATAACGCTCGTGTTCGTGAGCCTTTCCCTTACATCCACTTACCTGTACAGTACCATGGTCTTGAGTTCGAGATCAACTGCTACGGTCGTTTCGCTGGATTGGAAATCATCCGCCCTGCTGCTATTGCTTTCTGGTATGGCATCTAAGTAGTACCTATTTAGGGCTGGCTATTGCTGGCCCTTCACTAACTCATTGGAGAACAAATTGAAGATTAAAAATAAGTCAACTCGTAACGTATCTGTACTTGGCCAACATTCAGCACAAGGTGGAGAGCCTTATCGTATGACGGTCATGGCCGGTGCTATACTAACATTAGCTGATGAAGATTATGCTAAGGTGACTGCCAATGTATTGAAGCTGGTTGATGCTGGTGTGCTTGAAATTACTGAAGCTCCTGAGACTAAGCTAACTAATGCTGAAATCGTAGCTAAGGTAGAAGCAGAAGCAGAAGTCAAGCTAAGTGTTAAGTCTACTAAAGCTAAGCTGCAAGCGCAAGCTGCTAAGTTAGGCGTTAGCTTATAATGATTACACTCCCTGACTTTAGATTTAGATTTCCAGAGTTTGGGGACGTTGCACTGTACCCTGATGGTAGAATACAGATGGTACTAGATGAAGCTGTCATACTAATGGCAGATGAACCTAAGTGGTTAGATTGGTATGTCCTAGCCCAGTACCAGTTAGTAGCTCACTTGCTTACTATTTATAGTAGCTCGGAGTCAGGCGATGCGGGATCAATGTTCCCAACCAAGAGACAAGAAGTAGATGACGTAATTGTGGAAAACGCTGTATCAGATTTTGCAGCAGATACAAGCTTGATACACTCTACTATTTACGGACAACGCTATTATACATATTTAAGACTGACCTTCACTGGTCTGTACGGAGTATAATATGGCTATGAAAATGAACAGAGCTTTCAGCAGGAAGTTCATCACTAAGCACATTGCTACTGTTGAGAGTCCTGGAGCTTACGATGCTAACAATGACTGGATAGAAGGAGCTACCACCCCTCATACCTTTTGGGGTGTGAACATTGCCGGTAACAAATTCTCTCAACTGGAAGAAGGAGAGTCCAGGAAGCCTACCGCTGGAGGAGAGAGGTTCTCTGATTGGCGTAGTTTATATGTGCAAGATAGATGGCCAGAAATGTCTATCAATGACAAGGTGACTTTTCGAGGTAAGCTCTATAACATACTACAGAAGTCTGACGAGAAATCCTTTGGGTTCTGGAGTTACTTATTAGAGGCACCTAAACAATAGGAGATGTATGAGGGAAGATATACAAGCAATGCAGGTCTTTATTGATACGATGGTAGGAATACCAAAGTTTGCTTACCCTGCTAAGAAGAATGCTCCAAGACCTACCGGGGAGTTTGCTACTGTACAGCTCATTGAGCAATACGTAGTAGGCATGCCTGTCAAGGGAGTGGAGGCAGAGGTGTTGGATGCTGGAGTAGTTGTTGGCTATGTATATCGGAACTACTCAGCAGTCAAGCTAAGGTTCAGAATAACCGTAGTTGAAACTTCTGGGATACCTTCGACTAAGATAGCTAATGCCTGGATGATTGAGTCCATGAAGGAACTTATGAAAACCTTAGGTTATGGCTACTTGAGTTGTAAGCCTATCTCCCTAGAAGATGCCTTACTAGAAAAGGATTGGGAACCGAGACAGGGATTCTCTGTTGAACTATCCACGACTAGAATGTATGATGAAACAGTTGACTTACTAGGGCAAGTAAGCCCAATAGATGGAATCTTCTATGAAGGTCTGACTGAACATCTGGTGCATGTAGAAATTAACCCACCCGTATAACAACCAATATAAGGAAAA